TATTGTATGGAAGGCCGAGCGAGCTTCGGATCAGTCCGATTTTCGTTTTCTTGCTATCCATGCTCAATCTAAGCGGGTTCTTCAACGACACATAGACCGGCATTACGTTCGGGTCCGACATCCCGCCTTTCATGTTGGCGTAGCTGTTTGCGGTTTCGTTGCTCGTCGAAAAATAGAATCCTCTGCCGAGGTATCCGTGATCCTTCTTGGTGCCGTCTTTTGCGCCGTCAAACGAATCGAAGCTGTCAGATGTACCGTGATACACGACCATCGGCTTGCCCGATTCATCGACCACCTTCGACTCACCAAACCAGTTGCGGAACTCTGGCGTGTCAGTGTTCAGGCGGGCGGACTGATTCAAAATATTCGCGTCATTCGGGTCGAACGTGCCACGGTTGCCGGTGGCGGATTTGATTTGGGTTGGCTCGAAGGCGACATACGATGTCGTGCCTTTGAATTCAATGTCTTTCATGATGAGTCCATCGTACCCATCGTTTTCGTACTGTTCGCGAAGCGAATCACCACCGGCAACCGTGGCATCGTCCCAAAATCTACGATGATCAACGGGCGCAGAATTTTCTATCCGAAGATATACAGGCATAACAGCAGTGGTTCCCATCTCTTCGTCAAGAGGTTTGCTGCTAAACCAAAAACCTGCCATCGCCGTAGCAATTGCCGCTTGGTCGCCTCCCGTGTTGTTGTCTGTATTCGATCCGAGTTTATTTAGCGAAAACTCCTTAATGTCATCATCGGTTGCGTGATAAACAACCATTGGTAATCCTTTGTCATCAACCACCTCCGACTCACCAAACCAGCGCCAGAAGTTGCGCAGCCCTTCCTTTGTCGTTGCAATGAGCCTGCCCTGGTTGTTACGGATTGGCCGCTCCACGCCATCAACGTTGATTTTCCCGGCATCGGCACCGTTACCCGTGACGGATTTGATACCGGCGCCCTCGTCTTCATTAAACGAACTGGGCGCTACGTTCAAATCAACGCCAGCTCCGCCAGATCTCTTGATCAGCGCAAGGTCAAGGCCGCTATCGGCGGCGATGTCGTAGCCTAAATTTTTTGCCTCCATCAAAACAGCCCCGGCCAATTCGGGGTTTGTTTTGATGATTGACATTGCCTCTCGAATAACCGCACCCTTCCCGCCGAGGTCTTCGGCGTCGGCTAGCGTGCGCCATATGTTTTCGCCCTGATTGAGTTGTCCGCCAAAATCCTTAACCGTTGACGCGTCCGACTCGTCAAGAAAATCCTTGATGGCTTGCTTCTTCGTCGGGTATTGCGTATCGCCCCACGGATTGCCATCGGATGCGAATCGCGTCAGTTGGTAATGGCCTGGCTTCTGCGCCGATGGATTTACCAGCAGCATCCGGCCGTCTTTCGTTTTGGCCTGCAACGAAAAAGAATCATCTGGAATTTGCTCAAGGTCTGCAACGAATGCATCCATTGCCTCCGTCACCTTGTCAGCAAGTCCGAAATACTTGTCGCCGTCAGGATCGACGCCACCACGGATTTCTGCGTCGTAAGCATCGAATCCGGCTTGCTGCTTTTGCAGATCGTCGCGCAACTGCTGCAGGGTACGTCCCTGATCAAACTTCTGCCCACCGGCAATCGACTCAGCCACCACCCGCAGCGGATACTTGGCATAGAGCGCTTCCGGCGTCATGCCAAGGCGTGCCGCCGTAACCGCAAAGAAGGTTGCGGTCAACGTGGAAAACGCCTCGTTATTTTGCGACGTGAAACGGTTGGCGGTATCCAGTTGTGAGCGGATCGTTTCCTTCACCGTCTCGACCGATGCCTTGAACGTGGTGTCGCCTTCGTTCTCGGCCATAACGCGTTCAATGTGCGCCTGCAATTCTTCGCCCTGCGACTGCATGTATTCCTGCGCCTCGGCGCGTGAGAAGCCGTTTTCATCCACCTTCATATGATCGACCAGCGATTGTGCAAACTCAGTCGGCGCAATCTTGCTGGCGTACTCGGCCACCGGGATGCGAATATCCCCGCCGGTTTCAATCGCTGTCTGGAACTGTTCGGCAATGGCCGGCGAGACTTGCGCCAGTTGTTCGGCAATGCCGGACTGCTGCAAGGTCTGCGCGTTGATGTAGATGTTCTCGACCGGGCCGTTTTCCGTGGCTTGTTCAATGAAGCGCTCGAAGGTTTCCGGATCGCGTTGCAGCGTGGTGGATGCACCGATGAACTTGTTCAGCGTTTCGATGAATCCGGCGCCGCTCTCGGCATCCTGTGCTTCCTGCTGGCGATAGCTGGCAATCTGCATGGTCTTCTGCACCGCCTTGGCTGATGCACTGATCGCCGAGCCCCCCACCAGCGTAGCCACGACCGTTTGCGCCAATTCGTCAGGCAATTGTGACAACCATTCACCCACCGGCTTGTTCGGGTTGATGTTGGCGTACTCGTCAAACGACTGCACCACCGTGGTCGCCATCTCGCTCGGCACTTCGCGCATCATGAACTGCACCATGGTCTTGCCGAGGCCAGTTCCTGACTTGACGTTCTTAACCAGATTACCTAGGCCGAAGCGCTCAAAGACGTATTCTGCCGCGGCATCCTGCGTGCCGAACTGGATGGATTGCGCCGGAGATAATCCGGCATCACGGCCTTTGCCGTAGGATTCGCCGAAGACCGGCGCCACCATTGCGGTTAATGCTGCATTCTGCCCACCTGGCAGAAACGCCATGGGCAGCGTCAGCATGTTCTGGCCGAACGAGGTTAAGCCCTGATCTATGGAATTGACCATCCAGCCCGGTTTATCCTGCGGCCCCCAGCGCTTGGCCGTGGCATCCGTAGATTTCTGCATGTCGCGCATGAAGCCGCCAATGGAATCAGCGCCCACCAATTCAAATGGTGCAGCGCCCATGCCCCACAGCCCGGCGTTCATCTTCGGCACGGCGGCAGCAATTGCTCGACCCCGGTTTGCTGTCCAGTTTAAAGCGCCCTCGATGCCTGAGAGGTTTTCAATATCATCGCTGGCCATCTTGGAATGCTCGGGCGTGGCGAGGAATTGCGTGGTCTTTGGCGCATCCTTCCACAATCGTTCCAAACCGACATCACCGAGGTACTTGGCTTGCTTGGCCTCGTCCTTGTATTCAGGAACCGACTCAAGATCAATCTTTGCTGCGCGTGACAACTTGACCATACTGGCAAATTCATCGGGATTGGTCGTCGCCGCTTCTGACAGGGAAGAAACCAGTTGATTGCGCTTGTCGTCCTCAACCTTCAGGCTGGATAGATAGTCTTCGTATTGGCTCACTTGGCAACTTCCTGCATGGAGAGGTAGGCATTGCGGATGCGTTCTGGCGTCGGCGTCAGACCAAGCCGGCGCATGTCGGATTCGATCTTGCTGCTGGCTTCGGCAGGAATGATGATGTTGGCCGGGTTGGCAACCTGATAGGCGCGCTGATCAGCCGGCGATGCGGGGCCATCAAACATGCCAAACAATGAACCCGTGCGAACTTGCGCCACCTTGACCGGCTTTATCATTCGGGTCAGCAGCGCATTCTTTTCGTCAATCGACAATATCCGGCCACGGGATTGCTGCTCGGCAGAAATAACCTGCTCATATTTGGCGCGCAAGTCGATTAGCTGCTGCTGCTCTGCCGTGCCTTTCTTGGCGATCAGCATGTTTCCCAAGCCAGCCCGGTTCATTTCGTTCTGGAACTGGTCGTTGTCGATGGTTGCCGCCAGGATCTTCTGCTCGCCTTGCGGACCATTGCCATCGTTGTGAAACTTGATGTAATCGGACTCAGAAAGCAGAGAGCGGTATTTCTCGATATTCCCCTTCTTCCATTCGCTGGGCGTTTCCATCAGCTTGAGCAAGGTGTCAGGGTCTGATCGCTTTGGCTGCACCATCATTTTGGCCTGATCTTCCGGCTTCAGTAGCGCCCACGAAGATGGAGGAATATCAGCCCAGCCGCCCGGCTTGGCAAAGGCAATGTCCTGCGCCTGGTTGAAATTGCTTTCATAGGCTTCTTTCTTGGCCAGCGCTTCGGTTTGCGTCAGGTGATTGATGCGTGCCGTGGCAATATTGCGCTGCTCGGGGTCTTCGATCTGGTTTGCCTGCTCAAGCATGGCCGATTTGGAGCGCTCGCCGGTCAGGCTGGATGACAACTGATCAAGCCGGCTATTCCATGACTTTTCATATTTCGCGTATTTCTCCGGGTTTTCACGGATCAGGCGGGCGTATTCGGCTTTACGCAGTTCGATGAACTTTTCCGGACTGCCACCAGCCTCGGCCAGCATCTTGTTGGCCTTGCTCGGGCCATGATTGACCGCTGCGTCAAAGGCCACTGCACGCATCTCAGGCGGCAGAGAATCCGCACCGATGGCATTCCAGTAGCGCTCCTTGTAGATCGCCTTGGCTTTCTCTGGGGTCAATCCCTTGATGTCGACATCTGGATTGGCCGTCTTGTTGATGCCAAGGTTGGTTTCGCCCTTGCCGGCATCATTGGCGACATAGCCGCCTTCGATCTTCAGTACCTTGTTGGCGATGCTGTCAAAGGTCGAGCCGAACGGCGCACTGTTGGCAAAAATGTTCTCGCCGCGCAGATTGCCCTGCTCTCTATCAACTGCCGGACGCAATGCCCGTTGCAGGCTGGGAACGTGATCGCCCACCGCCTCGATATTGTCATTGAGATACGCCTGCGCTTTGGTCGGTGAATCGTCCATCAGGCGCATGATGATTTCACGGTGCGCTCCGCTGACTAGTTCGCGGGTCTTTTCCGCTACCCATTCAGGAGGCTTGCCATTGCGTTGCGCCATGTCCTGCACATGCTGCTTGATGCCGCGCACCGGCTGGCCGCTTTCGTCCTTGCCGCCATTGATTGCTAACTCGACTTTTGCCGGGTTGTTGTAGTTGATGCCAATATCGCCCATCCTGAGTTTGATGCTGGACTCATCCACGCTATCAGCCCATACCTTTCCCTGCTCGGCTTCGTGCCGGATGGCCTGACCATAAAGCGAGGTTGCAAGATTGTTGGCGCGCACTGAAAAGGCTTGGCGCTGCTGATCATTGGCCAGCCCTTCGGAAATCTTGCTGAGGTGCGTTTTGTAGGTTTCGGCGTACTCATCAGCCAGGGGCTTGCCGCTCTGCCGATCAATCGCATCCTTGCCGCGCACATTGGTAAAGCCGGCGTCCTTGTCGTAAGACAACCGGAACGCTTCGGACTGTGCCTGATTCAGCGCCTCATCAACGCGCAACTGATTGGCCTTGTTCTGCATGTCATTGGCCAGCACCGAACCAACAGAGCCAATTCTCTGCAATCCGGCCATCGCCTGCTGGCCTTCTTCAATCGCAAAGTTCTTGGCTTGTGGGGCGTTGAATTGCGCCATCGGCAGCGCATTGCTTTCAGCCGTTGGCTGGTCATACCGAGGCACTACCGGCATATCAAATCCTTCCTGACTTGTTCATGGTGTACCACTGCTGCGCGACGTTGCCGGCGCTGCTCATCAACGTGGATGATGCTGCGACATTGGGGCTGATTGAGTCGGCGGTGGTATTGCTCATCAGCGCCTGATTCGAGGCATTGACGCCCTGCGTGCGGTAGCCCCAGGCACCACGAATGGCATTCGCTTCAATGGTGTTCTTGTCGATCTCGGTCATCAGGTCAGTCGTGGCCTGTACCTCAACCGCATTGCCTTCGCCAAGATCAATACCGTTGGCGGCCATCGCTACCCGTTGCGCTGACTTGATCTTTCCTGAGCGTAGCGTCAGGTTGGCGATCTGCTGCTGCCCTTGATACAGCACCGACTGTGCCGATCGTTCAGCCATCCGAGCGTTAATCTGGCTCATTTCTGACTGAAATTGCAGCGCTGACTTGTTGGCTTTGGCTTGTGTTCTGGCAAGGGACGCGCTGCCAATGGCGCCGATGATGGTACTGGCAATGCTGGCATACCCGAATCCGGATGCGCCAGACGCGGCCGGGGCATCAGGCGTCAGCAGGGAATTGTAGTAGGTCATGCCTAGCCTCCAAATAATGCAGACAAGTTACCCTTCCCCTGCTTTGCTATGCGCACCCTTTACCCGCCCATTGCTACCTCAAGCGTCAGCGAGGCAATAGTCAAGGGTAGCGGATCAGACTGACGGACATAGACTTGACCGCTATCGCCCCAAGACGGAGGAATCATGATCTGGATTTCTTCGCTTTTCAGATCCGGAGGCGATCCATATGGCTCCGTGGTGCGCTGTTTGGCCTCTGACATCTGCTCAAACGACGGGCCAACAAAGATTCCGCTTGAGCGATAGACGCGCAACCATACCTTGTTCACATTCTTGGCCCGGCCCTGACCGAAGGCGTTATCAATCTGCATTGACACGGGCAAAGTGACCAGATCAGCAGTAATCGGCAATCCAATATGTACCTTGGATGCCTCGTTATCCAGCGTGATGCTTCCCGAAGTGACAACACGCTGCGGATGTACCGCGCCATCGGCCAGGATGCTTACTGTCTTGCCTTCCAGATGATCCAGCCCGCTGATTACTGTAGCTGGCGTTGAGTCATAGGTCAGCCCGCAATCGACGAAGAACGCATCGGCTTGATCAACGAACTGGCGCGAGGCAAGGCGCTCGACCATGCGTACCGTAGCGCCGTTAATGGTTCGATTTACGATCACATATAGCCGGTCTTCAGATCCTTCAGCCACCACAGCGCAGGATTCAAAAACGCCATCCGTATCGTGTTGGTGCCATGCGCCTATCTGCTGCTCTGGCACATAGGTCAGACCAAGCAGTTTGCCATTTGACGACACGAACCAGACAATCGGATACGGTGCTTTGGCATAGGACATATCCTTGATATCAAGGTTGTCGAACAGATGCGCCGAGCGCAACGACAAATCACCGGAGATAAATCCATTGGCTTGCCAGTTGTAGCCAAGCTCTCGCGCATGACCGCCGCGCGCAGCACCGTAGATCAGCGAGTTATTGACCACCACCGGCTGAACATTCGAGGCGCCGACATAGGACTGTGGTCGGACGCTGATCGTGTTCGGCGTGATAGCATCCGAATTGACCGACGAAACGCGCCACTCAGCATCAGCGGTCAGCAGTAGCAACTGTGTAAGCGGCACGATATGCCGGATGGCGTTCGCCTCGCGGGAAGCGACACGGAACGAAATCCGGTCATCATCCTTGATTGGCAACGAATAGCTCATGTTGCTTTCGGTGCCGCTCTTGGTCATCAGGATATGTTGCGGTTTATTGGTCGAGCCGGCAAAGCACCGGCGCTGCTCGAAATAGCTCACCGCAGCCGGATAATCCCCTGATGCTGCCATGACCGTATCGTAAGTGGGCGGTGTTTTCGAGAGGTCGGCGGCAATGCTGTTATCAACTAATGAAAGACCAGAGGTGCGGCCAATGTAGCCATATACCCCGCCCTGCAATTTATAGACGTTGTACCGCAATGCGCCGGCAACTGCTGCCCACGTGACGGTATTGGTGCAGCCGGTTTCAAACAGGTTGCTTGACACATTGACCACGGCAGAGGCTACCGACTCATCAATGCCATCGGCAGCAATCGCGGTAATAACGTAGTAGTAGGTGTATTTCGCCACGGTGAAGCCGGCTGACGTGACCGCAGGCGAACCAGGCGCGGCAATAGTGGCGCCGAAGTTGATTGTCGTCAGCGCCCAGCTTAACGCACCGAGCCGGCGCAATTCACGCGGCGCATGATTTGGATGGACGAGCGTCAGTACATCAGCGGACTGAACGAAATGGATGTCGAACAGATCCGCTTCGGCATAGGGATTGCTGATCTCATAAGGAGACGCGCCACTCATCAGCGTGGCGCCGTCCGTATGAAAGCGGAAATAACCAGCGCCTAACTCAATGACCATTGTCTGCGTGGTCGAGTAGGTGAAAGGAATTAGGCGGGTTTTCTTGGTGGAGTCCTTGACCGCCCGCACAAACTCAAAGCCCGGTCTATTCTCGGCCGGGCCTTGCGGCTTGATCAAAAAGTTACGGCAGGTTGATAGCCCGGTTTGATATTTGACATCATCAATGCGGCCAAACATTTCTGGCGACACGACCCCGCCCGCAAACGCCCTCTGAAGAGTTTTGACGTTGGCCATTAGCGCGCCATCCATGGCACATGATGCGCAATCGTTACCTTGCGCTGACTGGCGTCCGACTCAGCAGCCCGAGCCACATAGGCTTGCGCCACCCCAGCACAACGCTTGGCCTCTGCTGCACCGGCATCCCCCTTAATAATTGGCCCGGCCAGCATGCTCGCCAGTTGATACGAGAGTGCCAGCGTAAATAGTGGAGAAAACGTCGTTGTGTCAGCGACGAAAGCGATGTACCTGGCGCTGGCCAGTGCGGTATTGGTCAGGATCAACTGCGCGCCATCATCGGCGCTCTCCATCTCGTACTCTTCGCCATCTGCATCAGACCCCGCGCCGGCGGGCAGTACCGCCAACAGCTTCATGGCGTTGGCAGGTTTTGCATAGGCATATGACCATGACCAACTATCAGCAGTAAGAAGGGCCAAGGTTGCGCGCCGCGTGGCAAACTTCCAGTTGTGCATTTCTAGCAAGGCATCGCGGGCCATCGGATAGAAGATGGCGCAATGTTCAGCCTGTGCCGAACCTTCCGGTGGATCTATGCTTGCCACCGTGGCCGAGTCGCCCAAATGGGAAAGCGCCAAGTTACAGATTTCGATTTCGCTTGCCATGCCATGCCCCTAAAAAAACAGGGAGCCGAAGCCCCCTTGTTGATCTTCTTGCCGAGAAGCAATTAGCCCAAGTCTTTGCCGGGTTCGACAGGTTCCTTGGGTTTCTTGCCTTCGGCCTTTTGCGCCGGGACAAACCATGAACCCTTGCTGCCTTCCGGCATGTCGAACTCGTCACCAGCCGCCCGCAAACGACGGCCATCAAACCCGGCTTTGGTTGCAATGACTCTCATACGTCACCCATTAAGCGATGCGCGGGCTATCCGGGTAGGCTCGGTTCGCCTGCACGCCGGTAACGATCTGTGCCGAGAACTTGCCAGCGGTCAGCGGGCCGGTTGCTACGGTGTAATAAGCGCGAACATAACGCCGATGAACAACAGGCATCGGGATCAGCACTTGCGCGCCAGCCGGGAGCGCGGCCTTGCCAGTAGCGGCAGTAACGGCCACATCCGCAAAACTGGAGTTGTCAGCCGAGTCCTGCACCGAAAAGGTGACAGTAGCCGCACCGGCAGCGGTCGCGGTTTCATCCACGGTAATCGCCAGCGTAGTGATCTGGTTGATGCCAGAGTTTGGGTTAGCCTGGCCGAAGTCAATAACATCGGTCGAGGCAGCGGAGGCGGTGACAGCCTGGGCGTCAGACACCTGAAGCAGTTTGTCGATAATCATGGTTCAGTTCCTTGTAGTGGAACCAGGGGCCGCAGCCCCCGGCATTGGTTATACGACGCGTGCTTCAGTCAGAAGCAAGGCATCAACGCGACGGCACGGCACACCATCGAAGGCAACCACGGACTTGCCGCCAACCTGTTCCATGGTCAGCGTCGAAGCGGCAACCTTGTTTGTGATCTGGCGACGCAGGAAGCTGCGAATCTTGCGCGGCATGTACAACACGGCACGGCCCATGCTGATGTTCGGCGGCAATTCAACCGCCTGCGTCAGCAAGTCGATCAGGTCAGCACCGGACGCGGCGTTCTTGGTCAGGTCGGACATATCGATATTGGCGATACGAACCACGTAACGCCAATCGCGCAGGGTCAGGCCGTTGTCCCACTTGTAATGCGTGCGGTAGCCTTGGTAACGACCACCGGCAGCATCAATCAAGGTATCTTCGCCAAGATCGCGAGACTGCAAACCAGCTGGCGTACCCTTCGGATAGATGCCGTGGCAAGTATTTGGACCCCAGCAAACCAGCCAGATAGATGCGTTATCTGAACCGGTACCGCCGGCATCGATAATGTTCATGGCGTTTTCAGCAGACAGCGAGTTGTAACGCGGAGCCAGGCCCATGAACTTTTCAGGATCAAGGCTGGAGTCACCGTAGAACAAGGTGCTGGCCATGGTCTGATTCAAGCCTTCGATGAAGGCGCGATCTTCGGACAAACGCCAAGCGGCCGAGTTTCCGTTCAGGTCAGCCAGTGCCTTGTCGCACTCGGCGTAAGTTTCCAGCATGCCGAGCGAATCCTTGACCGACACGGTGCGGGATTTCTCGGGCTGCACGCCGTAGTTCAGCTTGCGCCACGTACCAGAAGGCAGACCAGAGCGGATCGTGGTCTTGTGTTCGGTGAAGCCATTGGCTTCGATCATGGTCATTTCTGCCAGAATCTCGTTCGTTTCGTTGAGCATTTCAACGATGTTCGGGTCGATCTTGCCGTCAGGGCCGAGGCGCGATGCAATATCGGCCAGGGTAGGATTGGTTGATGCAAGGGTTGCCATTTAAGACTCCTTAAGGATTCATGTTGCTTTTTGAATAAAGGTTCTGTGCCGTAGGTGATCCAGCCGCCCCACGTGCGCCAGATACAAAACCATCTTCACTAATTGCTTTGCCAGCGCGGACCATGAAACGGATTACGTCAGGGTGATTGCCGAGTCCGGATTCGTTGAGCAGCGTCTTAAGCTCGGGCGTTCCGAATGCTTCAAGCGCCTTCTTGGCTGACATCAGCGATTCAGATAGCTTGTCGCCACCGAATTCCTTGTCAGTCTTGGCGCTCTCTGCCCACTCGTTGCGGATCTCTTCCATCTGCGCCTGCTGCTTTTCAGCCATGGCCGGCGCCATCTTGTCGAGAATCTTCTGCGCAGACTCCTGCGGCATCCCCAGTTCCTTGGCAACTTCCGAGAACGCGGCCAATGTGCGAGGATCGAAATCGAACCCTTCGGCTGGCGTAAACTCATAGTTTTCCGGCGCGGTTACGGCGCCATCTTTTGCTTCGGTACTGGCTTGCCCATCCGTTTGCTGCTGGGTTGCCGCGCTTTCCGTCGAGGCTGTAGCCTCAGTCGTCGCTGCGGCCTGTGTCTGTTCGGCGCCTGTGGTGTTTTGGCCTTCAGTCATCAGCGTTGCATCACTCATCTTTCGACTCCTTGAGCATTTCTGTATAGCGTTCGGCGCAGTGGGCGGTGATTTGCGCCATCAGCCTCAAGCCCTCGTTGCGCATGCCCTCGTTAAAGGCCATGGACAACGCATTGGTATTGAAGGAAAGACGCCACACCCCTGCACGTTCAAGCAAGCGGAACACGAAACGGCGCCCGCGCTTGTTACTCATTAGCCATTTCAGATCATCCATTTCAACTTGCTGCGCGAGCTTTGCCTTATCCCCTTGCTGGGCTATGGCGCGCTCTTGCGATTGCAGGTCGAAGGGGTCTGAATGGCTCATGTGAGCAATTTATGCGTGATGGCAAACGACACGCGCACCGCTAGCGTCGACTTCTACGGCGAAAGCGAATCAGCCAGTCTTGGCTGACGTATTGTGGAAACTCGACGAGGCCGCCCCATGAGCGCGGGTCGAATGAATTCGCTGAAAAGGAACGGCTATCCCACAAGGTGGCTACGGAACTTGTTTCCTTCGGTTCCGTTCCCAATGATTGCCTCCCCGTTGGTTTCGACCATATTGACCGGGATCGTTGTCGCATTGATCGCAGCAAGTACGGCAGCGGCGATAGCAGTAATGTCTTCCGGCGTGAGCGTCGTTTCCCCAGGGAGCGACAACACGGCCACATCGGCATAGTGCGCATG